AGATAAGTTTATAGAAAAAAAATATTTCAATAACTTATGTATATCGCTTTGACGATATAGGGTTTTTGAAAAGTCTTTTCTAGACCTTTTTCTCATTACTTTAATTATAACTAAAGCGGAGATCAATGTCAAGCCTATTGCAATTAATTCTTGCATATTTCTCCTATTTTTTAAATGTTATTTTTTTTCTACAACTGTTTTAGTTGCTGGCTTTGGCTCTTGAAGAGAAATAATTTTATTTAACTTCATTTGCAATTGTAATACGCTAAACTCAAGATCTGATGATCTTTGTTTGTAGTAATTAATTAATTGTTTTAGTTCTTCAACCCCTAATTCTTCCACCTTTACCCCTTTCTAAAACTAAATGGACTTCCGTTCCAAACCTTTTCAACTTTTCTTTTTTCTCTTTCAACAATGGCACGACTCCATGAAAATCCTGCATCACCGCCCCAAGCCTCCCACATAATTCTTCCGTTAGATGGAAACTCTGGACCATCGTAAAAACCTTTTCCCTTTTTATCTACTTCGTGACGGGAAAAAAAAGAAAACATACGTTTAACAGTACTTAAAGACATTGCCCTACCAGCAACTATATCTGTTGCTCTACCCCAACCTACTGGAGTTCCAGCACCTGTTGCCTTACCATCTTCTTTCCATTTTAAAGCACGACGAGCAGCGGCCTTCATACCAGCGTTAGGTGTATATGTATCAGCCATTTTTCTTATCCCGTTTTTGTTGTTTAGCAGCACGCTTTTCTTTAAGAGTCATCTTTGGCTCTTTTTTTGTATTAGCATTACCTTTTTGTTCTTTATTTGCCATTAGTTACCCCTGCCTTTGTTTTTGGATATGGACCAAGATCTGCTTTAATGCTACCGTCTTTTCTTAAACGAACAATTCTGCCATTTTTAATTTGTAAAGAATTAAAGCCGTGATTTTTAAAATAAGAACCTGAAGATTTATTAGCCATTATTTTTTAAATGGATTTAAATCAAATATAGATCCACCCCAACCATCTATGTTTTTATTTATTGGTTTAGACTCAGGAAAAAGATTTGTTACTCTTTGTGGTTTATCTACATTTTTTGCAAAATCTTGGAACAAAGACTTTTTCGTAGATCGTGGATGACCCTTTGGAAAAAGATCTAAGTCAAAAGGTTTTCTTGGAAATCTTCCACGCAGCCCAGCCATAAACGCATTTACCCTACCCATTGCCCATTGCTCTGCGCTAGAAACACTACCACGCACTGATGAAGGGTTTGTTCTGTATGCTCCAATACCACGATTATAGACCTGTCGTAATGCGCCTACCGTAATTCTTTTATCGCCTTCTTTGTTTTTATTATATGCGTCTGCCAATTCTTGAAGTCTTGTTGAAGAAACTTTTTCCATTTCATCGTCTTCATTATACATTTTTTCATTCTCAATTGGTTCAGAAGAAATTCTTAAAGAACTGAAAGGTTTTACAACACGTCTATCAGTCCTAGTTCTTTTACCACTTTCATTGGTTGCATAAACTCTAATTATTGCTACTGGGTTGTCTGAAGAAGCCTCAACACTTTCATTAGTTCCAGGAAGTTTTACCGTACCAGAACGTTCAACTCTTTCTACAATTCCGTGTGCAGATTCTGTTTTATCTGGTGGCTTTGGCACTCCAAATGTTACATGATCTCCAACAGAAACCGATTTTGCTTTTTCTATTTCATCATCCATTTCGTATGTTTTTCCAACGGGAACACAATTAGGAACCATTCTTCCACCTTTATCTTTCATACCACGCTGTTCATATCCAACCCAGCATGCTTTTGTCATGTTGTCCCATTTATCCATTTCCTCATCATCTGAGTAATAGGATTTACTAACTTCTTCATCTGACTTTCCAATTTGAGTGTTATACATTTCCATCATAGTTTCAGGATCTGCTGTTGACGGAATTCCAGATCCGTTAGAACCCATTTCAACTACAAGATCTACTGATACAGATAGTGATTCAATTTTAATAACGTTAGACATACGATGATAAGAAACATATGCTTTTTCTTCCCAAGCACCATCTTCTTCTTCATATTCACGAACAATAACTGGCTTATCGTTTTCCATGTATTCCATAGAATACTCTGATCCTGGCAATCCAAGCAATCCTGAATTAGTCATTACGTACTCAACACGACCAACCATAATTTCATCATCTTCGCCCATGTACATAACAAAGTCGCCTTCTTTAATTTCATGCATACTTTTTCCTATGTTACCTTCGGAACGATTAATTGCATAAATTTGTGCTGCTGCTTCACTACGAGTTTTGTGACAGCCCATAACTTCATTTGTACCCTCTTTTAAAGCAGGGTAGCCTGAGCAACCAAATGAACCTTTAGCACCTATACGATATGGCATCTTAGTATTATATCAGTTTTTCGTATGAAGAAGTCTGATTATTTCTAATAGATTCCAGCGTTGAGATTTTGATAATGCCCTTAGACTTTGCTCATCAAAAGCCTTTTCCGTAAGGGTAATTATAGGGTCTTTAGAGAATAAATCTATATCTACAAACCCATTTTCCCATAAATCCATTACCCCAGCATTGACTTCATTTAAATGTTCTTTGTATAAATCAGGCATTAACTTTTCTATTTTAGGGGTAAAAGAATAAAGTAATTCCCCAGTTTCCTGATTAATACCCGCTGGCTCAAGTCCACCATTAAGAATAAGTTTTTCAATAGTTGCGTCTTCTTCATTCATTTCCTATAAACTCCAATAAAGATTGTTTGGTTTGTGCTCCTGTTATACGGCTAATTTCTTTATTGTTTTCAAATAAAACAAATGTTGGAACAGCCCTGATTTGAAAGGTTTGTGCCATTTCTTTTTCTATATCAACATCAACCATTTGAAACATGCCAGGAAGATACTCCCTATTTAGTTCTTCAACAATTGGCTTTACCTTTTTGCATGGCTGACACCAATCTGCAGTAAAATAAAGTACTGATTTCATTTGCCTGATTTTACTCTAGCCTTTTGCAATGCTTCAAAATCTTTAACTTTGGCATCGCCAAGGTATCCCCAAGCGTAGCCATCATTAATCATCTTATCGTTTAATGATTCTGTGTCTCCATTAACGTATAGCCAGCCTAAAATGCGACCAAACTTTTCAGTTGAATTCATTTTTTCAGTTTTAATTACAACAGACTTAGCATCTTTAAGGTGTTTCTTTAAATATTCTTTAGATTCAAGACCAAGAATTTTTTCAGCCTTATTTGTTGTTCGTGATTCTGGAGTATCAATTCCTGCTAATCGAACACGAGAAGCAAATAAAATATCAAAACCTAAATCAATAATTACGTCAATGGTATCTCCATCAACAACATTCTTTACTTCTTTAACAAAATACTCATACATTATACTGCCCCAATCGCTTTGTTTTCTATAAGTCTTTCACGCTCATCAACAACGGCATACATAAAAGCCATCATCTTTGTATATCCATCTGCATTGTCTACAATTTTATTGTAATGATGGGAGCAAAATAGCAACTCTCCACTTGTCCCAGCAATCTTTACATAAGCCTGTGCCTGACATCTATCACAACGATCATTTAATGTAAGCACCCATTCTTTTGGTTTAACACTTGGATGATCTTTAAGTATATTAGTCATATTGCTATTATATCTCTACTTTCTGTTATCCGTTGAATAAAATCCACTACCGTTAAAAATTGCAGCAGGGGCACTCCAAAGTCTTTGCATTGATTGATTGCAACAAATTGGATACTTGTCATCATTAATTGCTTTTTCAAACTCTATTTGTCCAGAGCAAATAGAACATTTATAGTCATATCTTGGCACTATTTGCTCCTTTCTTTTAATAAAATGGACAGTTTATTATAGGACATGTCCAGGTCCATCTATCTATTATACAGTGTTGATTACTTTTTTGCAACTTTGATTGCAATTTCCTTTGGTTTTTTGTCCTCTGGAACTATGCGATCAATGTCAATATTTAACATACCGTCTTTCATTTCGGCACCAGTCACTTCCATATATTCACCAAGTGCAAATGTGCGGGTAAATTTTCTACCAGCAATTCCTTTGTGAACAATTTCTGCCTCTGTTACTTCAACTATTTCTCCTTTAATGATTAGTGTTCCGTTATCTACGGATACTTTAATATCATCTTTAGAGAATCCAGCAACGGCTAAGGATAGTTTGTATGTATCCTCATCTAATTTAAGAATGTCGTATGGCGGATATGCCTGACGAGTTGCGAGATTGTGTACTGAGTTTAAGCGGTCCAATTCACGATTGAAACCAATAAAAAATGGATCCTTAAAAAGATCCAGTGCAAATGAACTTACCATTTTATTTTCTCCTTTTCAGCGAGTTTGTTTGCTGTATCCCCTTACGGCAGATACA